GCCGTTCACCGCGCCGGCCGTTCCGGCGATGACAGAGACTTCCTCCGTGAGCGACCAGGCCGCCTACGACGCGAAGATCCACATGTCTCGGTCGGAACGGTTGCGCGCCGGCTGGTGAGCGAGCTCGGGACAGCGATCGCCCTGATCTGGGCGATCCTGTTCCTCGGGTTCGTGGTGTTCTGCCTGATCGTCAGCTTCTGGTGGCATGTCGATCGACGTGATGCAGAGGCGGAGTACGCTCGCCGCCGACAGGACGATCAGGACAGGAGAGCCAGATGACCAAGAGATCCGACTTCCAGCTACCGGTGCGCACGTCGATCGACGCAGACGCCCGGGTGATCGCGTGGGATCCGACCGACACCAACGGTGAGCCGTTCGTCGTCCCCGCCAGCGTTCTGAGTGTGACGGCGCTAACGGTAGACGCGAACCTGTTGACCCGTACGGCCGGTGTGCCTGCCGAGATCACCCGGGCGAACCTGGCGGCCGACGCAGCGTTCTCCGCTCTGTACGAGCCGGTGCAGGTTGGCACGAACACCCACATCGGTCTGCTCACGCACACGGCGATCACGTCGGGGGCCGGCAACTCCGGTTTCGGTGATTCTGCACAGCGGTTAATCACGTCGGGCGACAACAATACTGCTGTCGGTCAGCGGGCACAGGAAAACGTGACGACCGGATCGAACAATATTTCTATTGGTGTCGACTCGCAGCGGCTCATCACGACCGGTGCATCGAATGTCGCTGTCGGCGTCAATGTTCAGCGTGCTATGACGACCGGATCGAACTCGACGGCCATCGGCCACAATGCTCAATTTTCGTTGACAACCGGGGGTAGTAACACCGCTGTCGGTGTGAGTGCACAGCAAACATTAACGACCGGGGCGTCAAACGTCGCTGTCGGAGTTAACGCTCAGTTTTCGTTGTCAACCGGTTCAACGAATGTCGCTGTCGGTGTGAGCGCTCACGGAAACGTGACGACCGGGGGGTCGAATACCGGCCTCGGCGATCACGCCCAGAACTCCCCGAATGGAGTGGTGGCGAACGCTCACACAACGGCATCGTTCGGCACATCGGTCGGACGTGAATCAGGTTTAGGTTCTGCCACCCAGGACGACGACATCACGACTATCGGCTATCGGGCGTTGGCAACCGGTGCCGGCGCAACCTCGCTCGGTTCGGGCGCTCACGCAGCGTTCACACAATCTGTCGCTCTCGGTATGTCCACGGTTTCGACCGCAGCGGCACAGGTCCACCTGGGTTCGAGGCACATGGAGATGGTGGAGATCACCGCCCCGGCTGCTGGTGCGACGAACTCTGCCCGGATCTTCGCTGAGGACAACGGTGCGGGCAAGACGAGGCTGATGGTCCGCTTCGCCACCGGCGCCGTGCAGCAGTTGGCGATCCAGCCGTGACCGCCGACGTCGCCAACTTCCTGCGGAGCCTGCTCACCGCCCAGCAGATCAACGCCGGTGACCCCAACCTGGCCCACACCTGCGCCCTGGTCGTCGCGGCACTCGACCAGCTCGACCAGATCATCACCACACAGGAGACGACCCCATGACGAAGCTCCCCACCCTCGAACTCGACGACGTCCTCGCCGCCGATGTCCTCGCCACGTTCGGCGGCGCACCCGGCTACCTCGCATGGCTGGCGAAGAACGTCGAGAGCCGGTACGTGATGAAGGCTGCCGCAGACTCCGACGTCGATCGGGAATCGAAGCGTGACACTGCGATCAAGGCCGCTGAGACGAAGGTCGTCGCGAAGCTGGCCGAAGCAGTGGCCGCCGAAGCCGTCAAGCCCTGACACCCCCTCCACCCTGTCGCCGTCGTTGCGGTGACGGGGTGGCTGTCTACTGACGGATCGATCCGACGTGGCACACTGGGCCAGACCAGGAGGCATACATGGCACTCGGCTACAGCACCGCTCTGCGTGAAGCACAGCTCAACGCAGTCACCACCGCAGTCGGCGGATCCGGCTTCCTGCGGATCTACTCCGGCACGCGGCCGGCAACCGGCGGCGCGACGACGACGCTGCTGGCCGAGCTGACGCTCAACGCCACGTTCGCACCGAACGCTGCGAGCAACGTGCTCACGCTGAATGCGATCACCGCCGACACGAGCGCCAACGCCACGGGCACGGCGTCGTGGTTTCGGATCGTGACCTCGGCCGGCACGTTCGTGATCGACGGCGATGTCGCCACCTCGGGCTCGGACCTCAACGTGTCGACCACTTCGTTCGTCGCCGGTGCCACCGTCTCGGTGTCGAGCGCGACCATCGCTGCGAACAACCCCTGACCCATGCCAGTCACACTGGCAGACTTCGTCTACGCAGTTCGCCCGACCGCGTCCGACAACGAGATCATCACCGGTACCGCCCCGACTGGTTCAGCGAACTGGTCGGCCGGTGTCCAGTCGGACTCGGCAAACGGGTACATGTCGCACGCCACCCCGTCTGGGGTGACGGCACTGACGACCAACTACACGCTGGTCGTGGTGATGGACCCGAACGAGGCGGGCACGCTGAGGCGATGCCTGCTGTCTGTCCCTGCCTATTCGAGCGGCTCGAACACGTCTCCGTTCCACAGCCTGGCAATCGCAGCGAACAACAGCACGACCCAACTCACCCTGTTCACCACCATCTCGAACAGCCTCAACCAGTTGGCGTCCGCCACTGCGGCGATCAACACGGGCAGCGACGGGCAGAAGTGCTACGCCGTTCGCCGCAACGGAACCGCCGTCGACTACATCGTCAATGGTGTCGTGCATTCCTCGGGGACGTTCCCCTCCGGCGGTGACGCAGACTTCGTTCCCTCTGGTGACATCACAATCGGCAGTCGTTCACGCACGTCTCCCGGCGAAGGGCTGGCGGGCACCTACGTGTTCGTCGGCATCTCCAACCGCCAACTCACCGACGCCGAGCTGGTCGAGATCACCAATGCCCCACTCGACTTCGAGGGCACCTCGCCGGTCACCGCCACGCTCTCTGCGACGCAGACGAACCAGACGAGCACGATCACCTCGGCCGTGACGATCACCGGCACGATCGCCGTGGTCCAGGGCGACCAGCGCTGCACCATCCACGCCCAGCGGTTCGGCGGGGTGTCACAGGACCGGATCGAGCCGGGCCCGGTGTTCCCCGGCCGCACGCGCCGCCGGTACTTCAACGCCTCGAAGAACCCGGTGACCGGGCCCTGAGCGCTACGGTGAGCGCCGACATGGTTCCCGTCGAGCACAAGGAGTAACTGGACATGGCCGCATTCACTGAGTCCGCAGCGCTGCGTTTGCACGCTGCAACCTCCAGCACCACCGCCGAGGCGTGGGCGCTGACCACACCCGTCAAGAGCCTGGTGATCACCAACCGGTCGCCAACCGACCTGTTCGTCACGCTGCGTCTCTCGAACACCTACACCGCCGACGATGCCGGCGTGACGGTCGCCGTGGCCGAGGCCGACGAGACGTTCGTCATCCCCGGTGTCGAGACGAGCGGCGCCCTCGAGGGCAAGGAGATCTTCCGCTCGCCGCGAGCGTCGTACGTGTCCGGCTCGATCATCGGCTCGACCTCGTCCTACTCGGTCGAGGGCAAGATCTGGTACTGAGCCACCCCGCCTCCTCAGGCGCCACAGCCCCCGGTCGCACACCAGCGGCCGGGGGCTGCTGCGTTTTCAGGCCACACTTGGCGCATGACGACTGAGGACCAGGCGAAATACACCCACTCCGCAGCACGCAAGGCGCTGATGAGCGGCATCAACGGGCGCAGCACCCAGTACGAGCAGGGCCTCGCCCGGCGCAACCGGGTGCTCGAGTTGGTCAGCGAGGGCCAGACCGTGCTGCAGGCGTGCAAGCACCCCGACGTCAACGTCGCCTACGGGACGTACAAGGCGTGGAGGGAGCGGTTCCCGCACTTCCGCGCTGAGATCGACCGGATCCGTGCCGGCATCGACGCGCTCGCTGTCGAGTACACCGGCACTCGCGCCGAGTTCGCGGTCCGCTACTTCGGCATGGCGTACGCCAGCTTCCAGCTGATGTACCTCGACGAGATCGACCGGATGCCACCCGGCAACATCGTCATGGCGCTGTGGCCACCCGAGCACGGCAAGACCACCACGTACGAGAACTTCGCCACCCAGCAGCTGAGCGAGCAGCCGAACTGGCGTGGCACGATCGCGTCGGAGAACATCACGATCGCGAAGAAGATCCTCGGCCGTGTCCGCAACCGGTTCGAGCCGAACGGCCCGTTCAAGCAGCTGATCAAGGACTTCGGCCCGTTCCGGCCACCGCGCAACACCGATGTCGAGCACGCCGCGCAGCCGTGGAGCCAGCAGATGTTCAACGTGTTCAAGAAGTCCAGCCACGACGAGCGTGACTACTCGATGCAGGCGCTCGGCTATGGCAGCTCGATCGTGTCGACGCGCTGCGACCACCTCCACATCGACGACGTGCAGTCGACCAAGACCAAGGGCGACACGAACAAGATCGAGGAGTGGTTCCGCCAGGACGCGCTGTCGCGCCCCGGCGAGCACGGCAAGACCTCGATCGCCGGCACCCGGGTGGCCGAGGACGACTTCTACGAACGGATCGCTGACGACGGCGAGCTCGACGGGATCCTCAAGGTGCTGAAGTTCAAGGCGATCATGACCGACTACTCCGATCCGGACAACCCGGTCGAGAAGCCGCTGTGGCCGGAGCGGTACTCGCTGAACATGCTCGACCGCCAGCGGCGCAAGGCCGGCCCGGAGGCATGGGACCGCAACTACATGCAGAACCCGGGTGCGTCCAAGACCGACGCCACGTTCACCGACGCTCACCTCGAGCGCGCCCTCGATCCGCTGATCTCGCTGCGCCACCCACCGACACCCCGCTCGATCGTCTACGTCGGCCTCGACCCGGCGCTCGGTGGCCAGAACTGTGTGATGGCCTGCGAGCTCGGCCCATCGAAGCTGATCATCCGTGCGATCCGCGAACGCCAGAACCTGCGCACGAACGAGGAGATCATGCAGGAGCTGAATCACGTCGTCTACAACATGAACCTCTCGGCCACCGTCAGCGACGTGGTGATCGAGGCGATGAACTTCCAGCGCGGTCTGAGCCGTGACGAGCGGCTGATCGAGATGGCCAAGCACTACGGCTTCGCGACCCGCGAGCACCTCACCGGGCTCAACAAGTACGACGAGGACATCGGCATCGCGAGCATGGTCACGTCGTTCATCAAGGGCGAGATCATCCTCCCGTGGGCCGACGACGACTACACCCGCAGCGAGGTCGGCGAGCTGGTCCGCCAGCTCAAGGCGTGGCGTCCGAAGAAGCGTGGCAACAAGCTGCGCCAGGACCGGGTGATGGCTCTGTGGTTCATCTGGATCCTGTGGCGCAACAGGTGGAAGTCGACAGACGTCGGCAGTGCGGGCTCTAGCTTCCAGCGCAACGTACCCTGGGCGGGTACCAAGTCGGGACTGATCATCCCAGTAGGAGCGTCTCTATGAGGTCTTTCGATGAGATCATCCGTCTCGTGCTCGACATGCAGCGCGAGCAGGGTCCGATGCTGATGCACATGCGTGGCATCCTCGATCGCTACGACGGCGACTGGGTGCTCCCCGTCCCCGAGGTGCCGAACGAGCCGAACATGCCGCCGCTCACACCCGCACTGATCGGTGAAGCGGTCGACTCGATGGCGATGCGCGCCGCCTCGACGCAGCCGATGGTCGAGTGCCCGGCGATCAACCCGCACAAGGACACCGGCCGGCGCTCGCGCCAGTACGCGACGACGCGGCGCAAGATCATCGCCGCCACCTACGACTCGTCGCGCTGGAAGCTCGGCCGGCGCCGGTACTACCGGCACCTGTCGGCGTACCACACCAGCTCCGTCGTGGTCATCCCCGACTTCGAGACGATGCTGCCCCGGATCGAGGTGCGCGACCCGCTGTCGACGTTCGTCGAGCCGCAGGCCAACGAGGAGCTGCGCCCACCGAAGTACGTCGCGTTCCTCAACCGGTTCTCGAGCCAGTCGCTGCGGGCCCGGTTCCCGGCATGCAAGTCCGAGAACGGCGGGCCGATCACCGGCATCGACGTGAAGATGCTGTGGGACATCGTCGAGTGGTTCGACGAGGACCAGATCCTGTTCGGCCTGGTCGGCCCCGTCGAGTCCTACGGCGGGCACGTCTCGCAGAGCTGGCAGGGGGCCCCGTGGATGCCGCTGTCCAAGCCGTTCCCGAACCGGGCCGGGATGGTCCCGGCCGTCGTGCCGCACAACGTCAGCCTCGGCAAGATCTCGGCTCGCCTCGGATCCCTGATCGGCAACGTCGACCTGCAGGCGAAGCTGATGGCGTTGAACATCATCGCCCAGGAGAAGGCGATCTTCCCCGACATGTACGCGATCGGGCGGATGTCAGGTCAACCGCAGGTCATCGGCGGCGAGTGGAAGGACGGCCGCGAAGGTGCGATCAACATGCTCGTGGATGTGGAGTCGGTGGGAGTGCTACGCACCGACCCCGGGATGGCGACGATGCAGATCAACGATCGGTTGGAGCGCAACTTCCGCGTCTCGACCGGGCTGGTGCCGCAGACAGGCGGCGAAACCTACGGTGCTCTTCGCACTGGCCGGGGCATCGATGCTCTTGCGGGCATGGCTCTCGACCCACGGATTCAGGAGCTCCACGAGATCTCCGAAGCGTGGATGCCGCACCTGAACAGCGCGATCCTCGCGACCTACAAGGGCTACTGGCCTGACCGGGAGTACACCCTGTTCTCGGGGTGGCCCGGCGACAAGGGCGAGGTCAAGTTCACCCCGAGCGAGCACATCGAGACGCTGTCGAACACCGTCAGCTACACCGCAGCCGGTGCTGACGTGACGCAGGCGACGCAGATCCTCGGCTCGATGTTCGGTGCCAAGGCGATCAGCTTGCGCACGTTCCGCCAGCGCCACCCGTACATCGACGATCCCGAGCGCGAGGCGCAGCTCGTCGACGAGGAGCAGTTCGAGGATGCGTTGAAGCAGACGATCCTGCAGCAGATGATCTCGGGCCAGATGGACCCGATGGTCGCGGTGCTGATCCGCAACTACATGCAGAAGGATCTCGACATCTTCGCGGCGGTCGAGAAGGCCAACGAGGAGATGCAGCGTCGCCAGGCCACAGAGGCCCCGCCCGCACCGGAAGGCATGGTGATGCCTCCGGAGGCGATGGCCGGTCTGGCGGCCGGGCCCGGTGGCATGGCCCAACCCCTCCCGCCAGGGGCAGGGCCGCCACCGGCGCCGGGCGATCAGGTGGCAACACCGCAGGGTGCCGCAGCGATGCGGCAGTTGATGCAGACGATGGGAGCATGAGATGCCGCGCAAGGCCAAGACCACACTCAGCGGCCAGCCCGCGCAGCCGATCGGCGCCGTTGCTGGTCAGATGTACGGAGCGGGCGTGGAGCAGATGGCGTTGCAACGCCAGATGCCAGCGCCGCAGGTGAGCGGCCCTGTCGCACCGCCAGCGGGCGCAGCACCACCCGTCCCGGTCGAGCCACTGCAGCCGTCACCGGCCGACAAGCACCGGCGCGCAATGGCTGCCGCCGAAACGATGCGTGGCAAGGCGGGTGTGCTGATGCAGCCGACGAGCCGGCCGAACGAACCGGTCACGACCGGGCTCCCGGTCGGGCCCGGAGCGGGGCCGGAGGTACTGGCGATGCCACGCGGCAACCCGATGGGCGAACGGATGCGCCGTCTCGCAGCGGCGACCGGCGACAGCTACATGCGTGAGCTCGCAGAAAGGGCAGGCGTGTGAGCATCAGCTCGTTCAACTCCAACCTCGGCCAAGACCTCGACCGGTCGCAGCGGGTGCGCGTGATCACCAGCCTCAACCCGTACATGGCGCAGAACATGGATGCCGTCAACGCGATGGCCGACTTGCCGATCAGCTTGTCGCAGCTCGCGAACGACGCAGTCGGCACGTACGGGATGATGGCCGGCGACTCGTTCCGTGGCCAGCTCGAGCTGATGTCCGAAGGTGCCCAACGCTCGATCTGGGCGACGCTGCCGAAGTCGCAACAGATGGCGCTCGCCCAGCTCGGCTACTCGACGCCGGAGACCAAGGGTGAGTCGTGGCTGGGCAAGGCGGTCGGGCCTCTCGACGAGGTCGTCGGCGGCGTGATGCGCGCCGGCACGAACGCGCTCGGTGCGGTCGGCAGTCCCGTGCTCGACAAGCTGAACTGGGTCATGGACCGACCAGCGCACCTGTACCGCACGATCCGCACGATGGACGAGCGCAACCAATGGCAGGCACTCGGCGGTGCGGTGATCGGTGGCGGGATCATGATCGCGTCGCGCGGTCGTGCGGGAGCAGGAACGCTGCGGACAGCCGGCTACATCGGGCTCGCCGGGCTCGCGGGTGCCTCGATCGCAGCCGGTGTGACCGACCCCGCCGACTTCGCCGCTGCGTTCATGGCCAGTCGCGATGGCGAAAAGACGTTCAAGCGCAGCTCGCGCGCGCAAGCAGACGAGTTGCTCGGTGATCCCCGGGTGATCGCGCTGGCCGAGAAGGTGGCCGAGGCAGAGATCACGGTCAGCCAGCTCGCCTACGAGATGGCCGGGATGCGCGAGGGCGGCGAGAACGCGCAGCTGCGCAAGATGAACGAGATCGTGGCCCAGTACGCAACCGAGGGCACACCGGAGTTCGAGGACGCGTTCGCGATGCTGTACGAGGCGACGCAGGATGCGTCGTTCGTCAAGGCGGTCGAGATCTTGCGCAACGGCAAGATCAGCCCCGGGCGTGACGTGGCCGACATGGTGTTCGATCCCGGCGAGAAGGGTTACTCGATCGTGTCGGGCGCCGTCGATGCGGCGTGGCTGATCGCTGTCGACCCGACGTTGATGCTCCTGGACGTGGTGATGCTGGTGAAGGCGCAACGTCGCGGGATGCAGGGCGTGCAGGGTGCGGAGGCGGCGACACGGTTCCTGCAGATCCAGAACCGCAACACCGACGTCAAGTACGCGCACTCGTTGGTGGCCAAGGCGATCGACGTCGAGGACTTCGAGAGAATGCGCCAGATCATCCCGAGCTGGTCCAGCCAGTACCTGCACATGGTCGAGTACAAGCGCAGCGTCCAGGCGCTCGGCGGGATGCGGGACGGCTTCACGCTGGCCGAGTTCAACAACTACCTGATCAACGTCGTGCACCTCAAGCCGTTGCTGCAAGGCGTGGGCACCGTCAAGGCCGCTGACGGCGTGATGATCAAGGGCCTCGGCAAGCAGACGCAGCGGTGGAAGCAGCTGACGGTCGGTCTGCGCGAGTTCACCGACTCGTTGTCCGACCCACGCCTCGAGCGCGAGCTGTACGACCGGGCACGCGAGATGCTCAAGCAGAACGCCGACCTCACCGACGAAGCGATCAAGGCACTGGGCGACGACGAGCTGCTGCGCGCTGCGTTCCCTGCTTCGCTGTACGGCGACATGTCGCCAGTGGGCGAGCTCGTGATGCCGTGGCATCCGCGTGTCGACTCCAAGCCGTCGCAGTTCGGCCGGTTCCTCGGTGGCACCTGGCTCGGTGGCCAGACCGGCGAAGTCCTGACTGCGTTCACCACGATGATCCCGCGTGGCAACACGATCGCACTGGTCGACGACGCATCCAAGGGCCTCGCTGCGACCGACGACATCCCGAAGCTGATCGAGCTGTCGCGCTACCTCGGCGTGCCGTCGTACGCCCGCACGGAGTGGACCCGAGCGATCCTGAATGCCCGCAACCCTGGCGACCGGATGCTGCTGATCAACTCGTGGCTCGACAACGCGCTGACGATCGCTGGTGCCAAGGGCACCCGTCACGGCCAGGAGATCGTCGAGAAGATCCTGCAGCGCAACCTGCAGGCGTACGCAGCGGGCGGGATCGACTCGCTCCGTGGCGCCTCGACGGCGGTACTGCCGTCGCACCAGGCGCTCAAGGTCGTGATGCCCGACCTCCACGAGATGCGCAAAGCGGCCCGCACCGGACACATGGTCGACTTCCTCGGCCTCGCAGACCTGCCGTTCATCGAGACGGCCGTGACCAAGATCTGGAAGCCGGCTGTGCTGTTGCGGATCGCGTTCATCCCGCGCGCTGCTGGCGAGGAGTTCCTCAACTTCATGGTCCGTGGCGGAATGGGCGCGCTCGGTCAGGAGCTCGGGGCTCGCTCGCTCGGCCGGCGCGACGTGTTCCTCGGTGCTGTCGACGAAGCGCGCACGATGGCACTGACACCACTCGAACGTGAGCTGGCCGCTGGCGGCTGGGTCAACGAGCTGCCTGCGCACCTGCGTCCGATCGGGCGGAACATCAACCGCTACCGGGCGTGGGCGGCTGAGGTCGGGCCCGAGGACATGGCAGCGGCGCGGATGATGGCGCGCTACAGCTTCGCGGATCCGATGGAAACCAAGATGCGCCAGTACGCGACGTTCCTGTCGGAGAACGTGCTGCGCGAGGGCGCTCGTCCGGCGCGAGCGCTCGGGGCCAGGACCACGAACCGCATCGAGAAGATGACCAAGGGGCTGCCGCACGAGGTGGCCGTCGCAGGGCGCCGCGTCAAGGTCCGCGAGAACGTCACCGCCAACCTGACGTCGGTGGCATTCGGCAATCGGTACTCGTGGCGGCGGATGCTCGCTGGTGGCGTGCACTCCGATCTGCAGTCGGCGTCGCGGCAGTACTACGCGCTGCACGCTCGGGCGATCATGGGCGAGGTGTCGGCGGTGCACGCCGGCCCGGTCGACTTCCACGGCAGTTCTGCTCAGACGGTGCCGCAGTCGGTGCCGACGATGCAGGACGGCGTGATGACGGCTCAGGAGTTCCTGGTCGTGCGCGGCCACTTCGGCCGGATCTCCAAGAGCGACCCACGGTTCCTCAACGCCGTGCACGAGCAGACGGCCGCTGTTGCTCAGGATCCGATCATCCAACGGCTGATCGCCAGCCATCTCGTTCGGGTCAAGGGCTCCACCGTCAAGGTGTCCGACGACGTGATGGCCGATCTGCTCGGGATGTACCAGCGTTCGATCGACTCCGACCCGGTGTTCCGCATCCTCGGACCCGAGTTCGCCTCGGGCGCACCCGACGCCGACAACCTCGCGGTGGCTTTGCAGTCGCTCGACGATCTGCGTCCGCAGCCGATCAACGGCATCACGCTCGCAGACGCGCTGCGCGCCGAGATCCCGAACGGGCGTGATGCCACGTTCGAGGATCTGTACCCGGTGCTGCGCCAGTGGGGCCAGCAGATGAGTCCTGCCGAGCGAGCCGACGACTTCCTCGACGGGTTGGAGCAGCTGCGTCGCGTCGACTACCAGATGCGCAACCTCCCGCTCGCTGACCGGCGGTGGGCTGGGCCGGTGCTGCGTTCGTCCGAGACAGGCCACCGGATCAGACCCGACCAGATCCTCGGGCGCACGTACACCGACGTGGTTCCCAGTGATCCGCTCGGCGTACAGCTGAGTGGAGGC